GCCATGCAGCGGACTTTCACCCCGCCTTTTCAAGCAGCAATGGAAGCGGCGATGGCGCCCATGAGCGCGATGGCCGCCGCCTGCCCGCGCTGCCCTGCCGACCTTTTCGCGAGAGACAAGGCCGCCATGAACACGCCTTCCATGCAGATGGCCCGAATGAGTTCACGGCTCGCGCCTGTATCACCTGAGCCTATGGCGGGGAGGGTGTAATATGGGACTGGAAAAATGGGCAGGGCTTGCCCCGGAGAAAAAATTCATTTTGTCAGAAGAATCCGCCCGCGCCGAGCTTGGCAAGCTCATAGCCTATTATGATACCGACCTTGACGACGTGGACCCGGCGCAAGAGCCGGCAATAAACCAGATCATGAGCCGGTTGCTGACCGCGTTCCGTGCCGGGAAACTTGAGCTTAAGGAAGACGCGGAGAAGGGCCTTCTCATCATTCAGACCCTGAAAAAGGGCGATACCATGACCTTCAGGGAATTGAGGGGCAGCGACAAAACAAGGCTTGAAACAGCCGGAAACGATCCCACAAAACGAATGCACGTTCTTATGGGCCTTCTATGCGGTTACGGTCCTGACATCATCGGAAAACTACCGTCCGGGGACTTGCGCGTAACGGAAGCGCTCGCGGGTTTTTTCTTAGTTTTAGCGTAGCCCTGGACATCATGATCGCAAGGTTGGCTTTCAGGTTCAAATCGCCTGAGAGCGCCTTGCGTATGACGTTCACGGAGTTGCGCTATTTCCACCGCTGGATATCCGCTGTCGAAAAATACGAGAAGGAACATTAATAATGGATTGGAAGGCTTTTACCACCTTCGGGGCCAAAGATGAAATATCAGGCGCGGTTCAGCAAGCCCAAAAGAATACTGAAAAAAGCTCCAAAGGCATGGGCGATAGCATGGGGAAGGCCGGGAAAGCCGTTGACGGTCTTCGCGAAAAATTTTCAAGCATGGGCTCCATTGCCGGAGGCGTCGCCCTGGGGAACCTCATAGCTTCAGGTGTGAAAAAAGGGTTAGGCGCGATAAAAAACCTTGTCGCGTCCGTTGATGAGTTCACGGCCCGCGCCGACAATATCCGCGTATCCTCCCTGAAAATCGGCCTTTCCGCCGAGGGCTTCCAGCAGCTTGCCTATGCGGCCAACACGTCCAATGTCGAAACGTCGAAACTTACAGCAGGGTTTACGAACCTGAATAAAACCCTGGGATCCGGGGCATTGGTAAAATACCTTAACGAAAACAACAAGGCACTTGCGGCTAACGTGAAAACCGCGAAATCAAATGAGGCGGCTTTTATGATGATAGCCGACGCCCTGAGTAAGGAAACGGACGTTACGAAGCGAGCTGCCCTGGGCAATGCCGCCTTTGGGAAATCCTGGGCGGAGCTATACCCCATGATGACACAGGGCGCGGATGGCATACGGAAAGTCGCCGACTCTATACCAAACCTCATAAGCGATAACCAGATCGCCGCCGCGCAATTATGGAATAACACCATCGGCGAGATAAAGCGCAATTTACAGGCTTTCGGGGATACGATCCGCACCGCCGTAATTCAATATGTCGGGCCTTATGTGCTTGCCCTGAAAGACTGGATTGCGAATAACAGGGAATTGATACAGCAGAAAATAGCTGAGGTAGTGGAAAAGGCCGTCGCCGTCTTCCGGAAAGCCGTCAGTATCATCCGGGAAGCGATAGAGAAGGTACAAAAAATTATTTCATTCTTTCAGGAATGGGGAAGGCTTATTCTGGTTATTGGCGGTGCTATAGCTATTTTTTGGGGCGCGGTAAATGTTATCATTGCCGTGAAGAATGCCGTGACAATGGCTAAAAGCGCATTTGCAATTTTTAATGCTGTCGTTAGTCGCAACCCACTGGTTATAATAATCATGGTCATCGCCGCCGCCGTCGCGGGTTTCATGCTTCTCACGAAAAAAGTTGGCGGTGTACTCCCCGCGCTCACCGTGTTACGCGAAACCTTTTTCAAGATGGTACTCACCCCGATAAACCTTATAATTGATCTGGTCCAGGCAATACTTCCCATCGCCTCAAAAGTAGTAACCGCCGTGATCGAGTTTCTCAGGGCCGTCGGGCAGACGATTATGAAAATAGTACTCACCCCGCTGAACCTTATCATTGACGCCTTGCAGGTTTATATCCCCGCCGCCACGCAGGGGATTGTCGTGGTAATCGAATTCTTCAAGGCGCTAGGCCAAACCGTGATGAAGTTCGCGCTCACCCCGTTCAACCTCATCCTTGACGGACTGCAGCTCCTCCTCCCGTTGGGCGCGCACGTCGGGGTGGTGCTCATAGAATCGTTCAAGGCAGTAGGGCAGACAATAATGAAGGTCTTGCTCACGCCGATAAACCTCATCGTCGAGGGCATTAAAGGCGTTCTTAATATCGCCTCGAAGCTCCCCGGCGTGGGTAATATGGCGAAGGGCGCACTTGAAGCCGTCGATCAATTCCAGCGAAACATGAACACCATGCTCACGGGAAGCGAATCGACGCTGTTAAGCGACGGCCTCAACGCATTCGCCGACCCGACAAGGGCAGCCCAGGCGGGACTCTCTGACAAAATCGCCGCCGCTGAGGCGGGCGCGATGCAGGGCGTATCGGGGATCCAGAGCTTCCAGGACAGAATGAATGTCACTTTGACCGGCAGCACATCGACGATTTCGAGTGACGGCTTGGGCGCTCTCCTGGACCCGGCGCGTAACGCCGCCGCGGGATTGCCGGATAAAATGGCGGCTGCCAAAAGCGCCGTAATGCCGGGCGTCGAGGGCTTGCAGTCGTTCCAGGACGCCATGAATACCGCGCTCACAGGAAGCACGTCCACGATAGCGGCTGACGGGCTTGCGGCGCTTGCCGACCCGATGAAGACCGCCATCGAGGGCCTACCCGACAAGATGGCCGGAGCCGAAGCGACGGGCCGTTCAAGGGCCGAAGGCATTCAGGGCTTACAGGACGCAATGAATATGACCCTCACCGGCAGCACGTCCACGCTGACGAGCGATCCCGCAGGATTCCTTTTCGATTCTTACGACCGCCACCGCGCCGCCTACGTTGCGGAAAACCCGGAGTCCGTCGGCGTTACAAGTAGCCCGGAGACGGACAAATGGGACGAGATGATCGGTTTACTGCAAACTCAAAATAAACTTGTGGAAGACCAGACGGGCGCTATCGGGGATCTTGCGGACAGCGGCCCGAACTCACCGAAGAAGCTCCGCTATGGCGCGATGGGCGGGGAGGATTTTTGGCAGACCGCAAGGGCGGGCTTATAATGGGCGCGTTTTCATTCAACGGCGCAGGGCTTAAGGCTTTCGCAAAGGAGCTAGGTAAGCTCCCCGCCGTTATACGCAAAGCGGAGGCCGATACGTTGAATAATATCGCCTTCAAGTTCCGGGAAGAAAGCGCCGCCGCCATTACCTGGGAGTTTACAAGCAGGAGGCCAGACTTCGTATTACGCCAGATGAGATATCAGAGGGCGACACCGGCAAACCTTGAGAGCGTTGCCGGTAGCGTGGGGGTTGCGAATAACCCGGCGTTCACAGGTTTTATTGAGCCATTGGGTAAACCCGACACCCGCCAGAGGGTGCCAACCCTTAAGGGAGGACGTGGCGGCCAGAAGAAAAACATTGTCGCGAGGGCAAACCGCATGATTCCCGGCGCGGAGTTCCCGGAAGTGGATGATGATATACCGTATGGCTTGCCCGTCGCGGCGCAACTATCAATTCTGCACCGGCAGGGGAAGAAGCGGTTCAAGATTAAGAGCGCAAAGTTCCCTCATGGCCTTTATGGGTTTACCGGGGGGACGACGGAGCAAGGGCAGCCCGAGGTGGAAATGCTGCAATCCTTCAGGGAACCGGCACAGCCCCGGCGCTTCGACTGGATCGGCGCCGCTCTCGCCAAAATCACGGAGGCGTGGGTAACGATGACGCACAACGCGAACATCGAGCGCGAGTTCACCAAAATGAAGAAGACGTTCAAGTAGATAGCCGCCGTTTTGTCATGCGGATTGTCACACAAAATGTCACGCGCATTTCCTTGTGCCGCAAGGGGTTGCGGCGGTTTTGCGCGGCAGAATGTTACGGGGATTGTCAGAAAAACAATGGCTTGACAGCGCCGCCAAAACCGCGATACAATACCCTCAAGCGTCTTATCCCTCCCCCTCACAGGCCAAATCCGTTTATGAAAGATGACACGTCGGCAAGCCAGAACGGCAGGCGGATGACGCTCAGGGAGGTCGCAAAGGCCACCGGGGCTTCCTACAGCACGGTAGCCAGCTACGCCCACAGGGCGGGCTGGACGCAGAACGGCAGGCTCACGCTGCTCACCGAGCCGCAGGTCACGGCAATCCTGGAGGCGATGAAGAATCCCGTATCCAGCGGCACAAAAAGTAACCTTGCGTCTGAGATGCAAGGCACCGAAACCAGCCAGTCCCTCGATTTTCAGCTTGCCCTCATAGAGCGGCAGGGACGACCTCCTGGCAACCTACAGGAGGTAAGGCTATGGGCATAATTTACAAAGCGACAAATACAGTAGACGGCAAAGTCTATGTCGGGCAGACGATATTATCGTTAAAACAACGTAAAGGCCAACACGCTTATCGTGCGAAAAAAGGCGATAGGCGCTCTTCTTTTCAGCTTGCTATTTTGGAACATGGATTTAACAGCTTCCTCTGGGAACAAATCGATTCTGCCGATACCGCCGAGGAATTGGACGCGAAGGAGAAGCGGTGGATAGCGCATTACGACTCCATGAACCCAGAGAAAGGATACAACGGGACGGATGGAGGGGCCCGGTTTTCTCTATCACCAGATACGCGCCGGAAAATGAGTGAAGCCGCAAAAGGTAAACGAGCAGGCGAGAAAAATCCGATGTTCGGCAAACACCTCACGCCCTGGAATAAAGGAGCAAAGGGAGTACAAAAACACACAGAGGAGACGCGTCGGAAAATCAGCGAGGCGAACAAGAACCCGCCAGAGGAAATCCGTTGTAAAATCAGGGAAGCGAGAAAGAAGCAAAAAGCCTTAGTTGAGGCACATTGTAAAACAGGTATAACCAGAAAAGGGAGACGCAAAGGAGAGAATCACCCAAGCGTTGTCATCACCGAAGAGACCGCGCGGCTAATCAAGATAGACTTGCAGGCGGGATTGAGGATGTCCATCATTGCACGGAAATTTCATATTAAACCTTACATTGTAGAACATATAAAATATGGACGATCATGGGCGTGGCTGGAGATTAGCCATTGACCTTAGCAAAAAAGCGCGAAATCTTTAACTTATGAAAACAGTGGCAATCGCCGAGATAGCGAGGGACAAGCGCGTCACGCGCCAGGCCATCGAGGCCTTCAGGGACGCGAACGGCATAAAGCCAGCCGGCAAGAGCGGCCGCGTCGACCTGTACCACGTATCCGATTTCGCAAATTTTGGGAAACCCAGAAAAGAAAAGTCCGAGTGGCGGGAGCTGTACGAGAAGGAGCGGGCAGTCAAGCTCCAGCTTGACAACCGGAAGAAGCGCGGCGAGCTCATAGACCGCGCCCTCGTCGCCCAAGCCTTCGGCGAGATGTACAGCATCGACCGGGGGGTCCTCCTTCAGATAGGTCCCGGCCTCTCCGACACCATCGTCGCGGTATGCGATGCGGGGGGTGCCGACCGGACGCTTAAAATACAGAAGCTCATCGACGGCGAGATATACAACGCGCTCGCCGCCGTCAAGGCCACCATAAACAAATTCTTCAGGCGCATTGAAGCTGTGGAAATAAAAGACGCTCTCCCAGAGCCGAAGCCCGCCGCAAGGAAAAAGGAAAGGCCACGGGCTCATGAATGACGCCGACTTCCTGATAGCGCAGAACGATCTAAAGCCCACGGAGCCGCCGCCAGCATCCGTGGTTGCCTGGGCTGAAGCTCGCCGCGTCCTTCCGGCAAACACCCCATGGCCGGGGCCGTACCATTACGAACGCACCCCTTACCAAAGGGAAATCTGCGAGAACCTCGCGCCATACTCCCCGGTCGTCAACACAATAGTCCTCAAGTCGCGGAAGGTGGGGCTCACGACCTCGATGGAAAACTGCATCGCCTACTGGATGTTCGCGTGGCCCACGGACATCATATACGCCACCGCGAGCGAGTCCCTCGCCAAGCAATGGAGCCAGGAAAGCATAATGGGCGTCATCGACTCGATGGGCTACAGGGACCGGCTCATAGCGCAATTTTCAAATAACAAAAACAAACGAAGCCCCGCGACGGCAAAGCGCATCGAGTACTCAGGCGGCAAGCTCGACATCATGTCGAGCGCAAGTGTGGAGGCCCGAAGGCAAAAAAACTCAAGGTGCATATTCCTCGACGAGGTGGACGGGACCCCCGAGATGACGACGACGGGCGAGGGCTCCTATGTAGACATCCTCAAGGGGCACTCGATGTCATGGGGGGCGCGCCGGAAGTTCTGCGCGTTCTCCTCCCCGACCACCTTCGAGGCGTCCGCCATCTGGAAGCTGTACCTGGAGGGCGACTGCCGGAAGTTCCTCGTCCCCTGCCCGGTGTGCGGGGAACACATCGAGCTGCGCCTCGACGTGGACGACGGCTCCGGCTTCGGGCTCAAGGCGGAGACGGAGGGCGGGAAAACCCTCGATGTGTACTACCTCTGCGAGCGCTGCGGGGAGCCGATACGGAACCAGGACAAGTCAACCTTCTACTCCGACAGCCCGCGCTGCCGCAGGGACCCGCGCAAGAAGGTCGAGCCTGCGCGGTGGGAGCCGACAAGGAAAACAGACGACCCCTTCAGCCGCTCGTACAGCATCAATGCCCTGTACTCGCCACTGGGCGCCCTGACGTTCCGCGACGTGTACGAGGCGAAGAAAAAAGCGGAGGAGGAAGGCCCCGATGCCATGCGGGCTTATGTCAACATCTACCAGGGCCTCCCGTACAAGGACTCAGGCCAGCGCCCGAAGGCCGAGAAGGTCATCGAGCTCCGGGGCGGCTACAAGGCCGGCACCGTGCCAAAGGACGTGCTGTTCCTCTCGATGGCCGTGGACGTGCAGAAGGGCAGCGAGAAGGACGAAAGGAACCCGCCGCGCCTTGAGCTTGAGGTTTTGGGGCACGGGCTGGGCTACAGGACGTGGAGCGTGCTCTACAGGCGCTTCGAGGGCGCGACGGACGACGCATTCGCGGGCGCGTGGGAGAAGCTGGACGAGTGGGCGAAGGGGGGCGGCCTCCTGTTCACCCGCGCCGACGGCACACAGATGAAGGTGCAGATCGTCTTCATAGACTCAGGCGACCAGGCGGACGTCGTCTACCAGTTCTGCGGCGAGTGGGTGAACACGTTCCCGTCGAAGGGCTTCGGCTTCATCAAGGCCGACAGGAAGAGCAGGGAGAAGGGCGACATCCCCGGCGCGGGGAACTACCGCCGCTGGCGCGAGGCGAGGTTCGGTGGCAACGTCGTCTACGAGATCAGCACGAACTACTACAAGACCCTGCTCTACAACCGCCTGAAGATAGAGCGCATCCCCAGCGAGCCGCAGAAGCCCGGCTTCTGCGAGTTCCCCGTCGACTACCCCAGGGAATACTTCGACATGCTCACGGCGGAGGAGAAGCGCACGGACGGCAGCTTCCACAAGGTCGGCCCCCGGAACGAGGCGCTCGACTGCCGCGTCTACAACCTCTGCGCCGCCGACATCTGGCTCGCCGCGCAGGTGCAGAACTGGAGGCTCTACTTCCAGTCGCAGGGGGCCTCCTCAATGCAGATATTGCAGGTAAACAGCCGCTTCGTGCTGGAGCGCCTCGAAAAGAACCCGAACATGGTAATCCCAAAAATCAGGGCTTGACCTTAGCAAAAAGGTAGTGGACGATTTACGCATGGCAAGCAGGGCGGAAACAGCAAAGCGCATCGCGTACTACGAGGAACTCCGTGACGGCACGCTCGCGGCGCTGAAGGCCCTCACCGAGGTCGGGGACATCGAGTCCTACGCCATCAGCGACGGCGAGGGGAGCCAGAACGTGCGGCGGCGGAAAATAGCCGAGCTTCAAAAGGCCCTCGAATATTACGAGGAGCAGATTGACGCCCTTGAGCGCTCGCTGCAGGGCGGCGGGATCCGGACGTTCGGCACGAACCGCCACGCCTAAAAACCACTTGACCTTAGCAAAAAGCCGTGTGACGATTTAGGGGTATTTTCACTGTCGGGAGACAGAGAGGGGAAGACTTGGGATTTTTCGCGAACCTAAGAGCATTCTTCACGGGCGAAAAAAAGCCGCAGCAAGCCCCGAAGCCCAAAGCAACCACGGACTACGACGGCGTCTCCACCACCCGCTTTTACGGGCAGAAGTTCGACGGCGGGCTTTCCCGGTCAACCCTCATCCTCGACCATGCCGAAATCCGCCAGCAGGTAAGGACGCGGTCGCACGAGTCCCTCCAGCTCCGCGCCCTCATTCAAAGCGGCGTCGACACCGTAGTCGCGCAGGGACTCAACCTCTCCCCCGAACCGAAATACAAGCTCCTCGGCATTACGCCCGAAGCCGCGAAGGGGTGGGCCGCCGACGACAAGGCCCGCTTCGAGCTGTGGGCGATGAGCCAGAGGGCGAGCCGGGGCGGGAAATACAACTTCTTCCAGGCGCAGCGCCTCATGCAGAAATGCCTCGACCGCGACGGCGAGCTGTTCGTCGCCCTCTCCTACCACAGCGACCCGGCCCTGCTCTCGCCACTCCGCTTCGAGATTCTCGACCCCGACCAGATCCGCGAGTCAGGCTACACATGGACGGCGACCGGGGCGAGCCTTAACCCGCCCCTGGACCGCGAGGGCATCGTGCGCAACGCCGACGGGGAGGAGGTTGCCTACAAGGTCTGGGGGACGGGCGCGGACGGCCTCCCGCGCATGACGGAAATCCCCCGCGTCGGGAGGGGCGGCAGGATAATGATGCTGCACGCGATGGCCGAAATCGACTACGCGGGGCAGCTTCGCGGCGTGTCGCCCTACGCCGTCTGCATCCAGGACCTCGAAAACATCCTAGACTACACGCTTGCCCAGGTCGAGAAGGCGAAAAACCAGAGCAACATCTCGTTCACGGTCGAGAGCGAGTCGGACGAGCCCGCCGACGACCCGTTCAGGAACCTCGACAACCCCGGCGCGGGGCCTGCCGCGAAGCAGTTCGGCAGCGACCCGGAGCCGTCCCCCGACGCGGAGAACGTCACCGAGGAATCCCTTGAGCCCTTCCACGCCGAGATACCGCACACGAGCCAGAACAGGCCCGGGGGCTGGGGCATATTCGGCCTTAAGGGCAAACAGAAGCTGAAGCCATTCGGCGACACCTCCCCCTCGCAGGTGTTCAACGTGTTCGTCGACGCCTATTTTGGGCACATCGCCGCATCGAGGGGGACAAGCGTCCAGACCGTGCTGAAGCAATTTGAAAGCAACTACTCCGCCTCCCGCGCCACGCTCATCCTTGACTGGCGCGTAATCGTGCAGCGCCGCTGGGAGCTTGACTACTATGTCCTCGGCCCGATGCGCGAGATGTGGGAGGCCTGCGAGATCGCCTCCGGCCGCGCAAGCGCGCCGGGATGGGCGGACCCGCGCCTCCGCGCCGCGTGGATGGCGCACAGGTTCCAGGGGCTGCCGATGCCCGTGATTGACCCCGAGGTGACGATGAGCGCGGCGAAAATGGCGCTTGAGCTTGGGGCGACCACCTTTGAGGACACGGCGCAGGAATACAACGACTCCGACTTCGAGTCGAACTGCGCGAGCCTCCGCGAGGGGTACAAGAACCTCCCCTCCCCGCCGTGGGGCTTTTCCGGCGGCGGCAACAAGGCGGGCGACGAAAAGGGCGAGGGGGGCGAAGATTGAAATGGCAAAAAAATTGCATGGGGGTATTGACCTTAGCAAAAAAGCGGTAAACGATTTAGGGCATGGGAACCAACGCCGTGAGGCGTAGGGGAGGGGAGCATTAAGGAAATTCTCTATTGCGCCGAGCGTGATTTTCTCGAACGGTATTTAAGGGAAAAAGCCGCCGCGTCTCTTGACGACCTCAAGGCGCTCACCGACCTGTACGGGAACACCATCGCCGTCCACGGCCCAGGGAGCGCCGAGGCGGTGGACGAAATCTACTCCGTCGAAGGGGACACCGCGCACATCAAGATCGCGGGCGTCCTCTCGCCCGAAGGCCCCGACCTGTGGGACCGCTTCTTCGGCTACGAGGGCGTCGCCTACGGCACTATCCGGGCCGCGATGGAACGCGCAAGGAACGACGGCGCAATTGCACGGGTAACCCTCGACGTGGACTCACCAGGCGGCACGCTCGCGGGCTGCGACGAGACGTGGCAGGCGCACAAGACCCTCGCCGCGGAGAAGCCCACCGAGGTGCACGCGGGGAACCTCCTCGCCTCAGCCGCATACGAAATCTCATGCCCCGCGCACAGGATACTCGCCTCCGGCCCCTCTAGCAGGGTAGGCAGCATCGGCGTGCTGGTCGCGACCTACGACTGGTCGAAGTGGGAGGAGAGCGTCGGAATCCGCGAGGTGGTGATCACCTCGTCCAACGCGCCGGACAAGAGGCCCGACGTTTCCACCGAGCACGGCAGGGAGACGATAAAGGCGCAGCTTGACGCCCTCGAGCGCATCTTCTACGACCACGTCGCAGAGAGCAGGGGCGTCACGCCGGGGCACATCGCGCAACACTTCGGGCGCGGCGGCCTCCTCGTGGCAAAAGACCCGTCAAGCGAGCACGAGGACGCAATCCGGGCGGGCATGATCGACGGGCTTACCACGGACATCACGCAAGCTGCCGTGGAGGAGACCGACGGAACGCCGGTTACCTTAAGACAACTTATGGCTGTCGCCGATGCTTATCCTATTTTCATAAAACTGCAAAGCGGGGAGCCGCTTACAGAGGCCGAAGTTGACGAATTGTTATCAGTAGAATTTCCCTATTTAGGGGATACAAATACTCCCGCCCTGGCGGGAAAAACGCAGGGGGAACAGGCTATGGATCTGTCCGAACTCTTGAAAGCGAATCCTGCCGCCGCGGCCGAAGTCGAGAAGCTGAAAAGCGAGGCGAGGGCCGCAGGGGCGGAGGAGGCAAAGGCGGAGCATTCCGCGAAGGTTGACCGGGTGATTGGCATTTTAACGTCAAAGGCATACCCGGATCAAGTCAAGGCCCTTGCCGGCGACGTGCTGGCGGGCAGGAAGGGGATCGACGCGTTCGACGCCGCCGTCACCCTGTTCGACGCAGGCGTGGAGGCCGCGAGGACCGCCGCCGCGATCGAGCAGACGACGGAGCTTGGCGCGGTGGGCGGCGAGGCGCCGAGCCTCACCCCAGCCGCCGAGAAGGAACTCGACGCCGCCATACAGGCGGAACTTGACAGAAGGAAGGCGAAGAAATGAACACCGGAAGCACCACCCCCGACAACCTCATTGCGGGCGATTTCCCACGCGCAACCGCATGGGTCACAGTCCCGTCCGGCTCCTTGAAGCGCGGGACGGTCGTCACGAGGGCCGGGGCCGCGATGGCCCCCGGCGGCACCCCCTTCGGCGTGCTTGAGAAGGACACCGACGCCTCGGGCGGCCCCGCCACGGCAGTCGTGTACCTCTCCGGCGAGTTCGCAAGGCGTCACCTCATTCTCGCCGGAAACGCGGACATCGGCGACGCGGACTGGGACAGCCTCCGCGCCCTCAACATCTACGTCAAGGACACCGTGCCGGCGGCTTGATACCGGGGCGGGGCGGAACGCCGGGAGGCAGTACCCAACCCCGAATTTCGCATAACTATCGTCGAGACGACGAAAGGAGAATTGAATGCTTGATAACATGATAAGCCTGTATGAGACGAGGCGTATGGTCGGCGTGTTACGCCAAATGGAACCGAACCCTCAGTTTTTCCGCAGGTTTCAGACAAATACCTTGCAGCACCCCACGGACACTATCACCATTGACATCGAAAAAGGCGGGCAGAGGATAGTCCCGTATGTGTTCCCCGTGCAGGAAGGCGTCGTGATGGAGAGGGCCGGGTATACGACCGAGTCCTACAAGATACCCTACATCAGGGTAAAGATGACAAGCGAGGCGGATAAATTCCTTACCCGCTCGGCAAACGAGACCGTCTTTGACGACGGCGGCCCCGCGTCAAGGGCCGCAAGGCAGCTTGTTGACGACCTTGACCAGCTTCACCGCAATATTGAGCAGGAGGAGGAACGCCAGAGGGCGGAAGCGTTCACCCTCGGGCAAACCACAATCCGCAACGTCAAGGGGCAGGTTATAAGGGTTATCCCCTACGGCCTGACCCAGACGGGATCGCCTGCGATACCGTGGAATGCAAACACGGGGTTTAATGCCGTGCTTGAATACCTGCGGGAAAGAATCGCGGGCATAACCAAGACAGGCGCGCCCGCACCGACGGACATTGTCCTTGCCTGGGATGTCGGCAATGTCCTTATAAAGATATTCAGCCCCGACGCCAAAACTTCCCACCTCTCCCAGTTCAAAGTCGAGCGCGGGGAAATCACCCTTCGCACGGTCGAGCCCGGCGTGAGCTACCTCGGCAACTTTATCGAGCTTGGCGGCGCTGACGTGTGGATTTACAGCGGCACGTACAAAGACCTCGACGGCACCGTGAAGCCGTATGTCCCCAGCGGCAAGCTCCTCATGCTTTCGCAGAACGCGAGGTACGACATGAATTACGGCGCGATCCAAAACTTCTACGGCAATTTCGCCGCCGTGTCACGCTTCCCCCATTCGTGGATTGAGCAGGACGGGCGCGGCAGGACGCTCCAGCTCGAAAGCGCGCCGCTTTTCGTCCCGCACCAGATCGACAGCGTCGGCGTTTACGACGTATTGGAGGCGGCATGAAAATCGAGGTAATCAAAGGCAAAGTGGACAACCACGAGCCGGGCAAGGTCATCGAGGTGGACGACAAGAATGCCGCTCGCCTTATCAAGCTCGGCTACGCGAAAAAAGCTGACGCAAAGAGCGGTGCCGCACCCTCCAGCGACAACACAGGCGGTGACAAATGAAAATCCCCGCCGGAATCACGTACAGCGCCGGAAGGAAGACGTGGCGCGAGGGCGACGATTTGCCGCCGGACGCGCCCGAAAACATCAAGAAGCTCTGCGCCGAACGCGCAGCCGAGCTTGCCAAGAAGGACAAGGCGCCCGAAAAGCCCGCGCCGCAGGGCGCGCACCCGCAGGGGGAAGCAGGCAAGTGACCAACGTCCGCGCCCTCGCCGAGTCCGACCTGTCCCATACCGTCGAAGGCGAGCTCGCCGTGCCGGTGACGCTGATATCGCCGGACGGCGAGCGCATCGACAAAACGGCAAGGGGCGGCCAGCTTGCGGGGCGCGTCCTCTGGAGCCACAAGGAAGTCGCGCCCGAGACGGGGGAGGAGTACATCGTCCACTCGCCGGTGGTGAAGCTCAGGGAAAGCAGCCTTTTGCGCGTGCCGAAGAGCGGCGAGGTCTGGGGCGTCATAATCCCGGAGAGGCCGATTATAGGCGCGCCGCTAAAGCACTACGTCACGGACGAGGGGGGGATCGCGAGGCCGAACCGCAATTTTGGGACGGTGGCGCTATTCCTTGTAGAAGTGGGGGACAAGGAAGGGGAGGCTGGCGATGGAGGCGTTTAGGCTCAAGGCGTCGCTTGCCCGCCTGCTGGAGGAGAACGCGAAGGGCAGGTACGCGGTAATCACGCCGCAGCGCCGCAGGGGCGACGCGGAGAGCATTTTCGAGAAGCCGCAGGTCACGGTCTTCTACGCCGAGGGCTCCTTCGACAGGGGGAAGTCGTCCGGCAACAGCCCGTACACGCACAACCCGACCTACCTCATCCATGTCCTTGCGGGCACGAAGGCGGCGGTAAACCGCAAGGCGCTGGAAAACCCCGACTCGACGCCTGAGCAGTACGCCGCCGCGCTCGCCGCGGGCGACAGCGCCCGCCTGCTCCTGGACGAGAAAATGGAAGGGCTGCTGTCAATTTTGTACAACGTCATTATGATGCCGGAGAACCGCAGGCTCGGCACGGACTACGTGACGAACCGCTGGGTGGCGGGCATGAAAAAGTACAACCCCGAGCCCATGGGCTCCATCGTGACGGGGGCCGCGACCATCACGCTCCTGGCGCAATGCCCGGAGGTGGTGACGGGCGAGGAGGGGGTAAGCGCCGGGGAAGGCCCGGTGGACACGGTTGTCGACCTCGGCGATTCGTCAAAGCAGGGGGCGACCGCTTGACCTTAGCAGGAAAGCGGTAAACGATTTAGGCAACTACCGCCGGGAGGCGGAAGGAGATTTTATGGGAAACATCTCAAGCAACTCGATGGCCGCCGGCGTGGGGGCCGGTGTCCAGAACACGGTATTTATGGGCGAGGCATCTGTATTATCCCGCAAGTACCTCCTCATTGCCACGCAGAACCCGGCATACGCCGACTGCGCCCCTATCGGCAAGCCGTTCCTCGTAACGTCCCCTGGGGACGTGGCGGGGCGCTCCGGCTGGGGGAGCATGGCGCACCGCCTCGCGCTCGCGGCATTTCGCGGGACGAAGAACTCCGTCCCCGTGTACCTCCTCCTTCAGGGGGAGGCGGACACCGCGCAGGCGGCGACGGGGCAAATCATCATAAACGTGGAGGCGTCGCACGGGGAGGGTATCCTCGCCCTCTATGTCGCGGGGAAGCCGTACAAGATACCCGTACTCGCCTCCGACGACCACGCCACGACGGCGGAGCGGATCGCCATCGCGCTGGGGAGGGACCTCTCCTGCCCCGTGACGGCGACGCACGGCTCGGGCTCGGTCATGCTGACGGCGAAGTCGAAGGGGCCGTGGGGGAACGGGATCACCATCGCCGTGAACCAGAGGGAGGCAGAGGACGAGGCCCTGCCGCCCGGCTATTCCTGCTCCATAATTGCGATGGGAGGCGGCTCGGGCGTCCCCGACCTCGCGGAGGGCCTTGAGAAGGGGCTCGGCTCGGGCGACAGCGCGAACGAGAACTTCTACACCGACATCGCCCACGGCTACGGCAAGGACACGCAGGCCCTCAACGCGCTCTCGAAGTACGTCGGGGAGGGCAACGAGTTCTCCGGGCTCTACTCCCGCACCGTCGCCCGCCCGTTCCGCTCGCTCGTGGGCGACGTGTCCACAGGCAGCGCGGGGCTTCAGGCGCTCATCGACTTCACGAAAACCCGCAAGGCAGACCGCTGTAACGGCATCTGCGTGAAACCGGGAAGCCTTACCCACCCGCAGGAAATCGCCGCGGAGCTTTTGGGAGTTGCGGCCGCGATCGCCAACGACATGGCAGAAGGCTCATACATCGACCTCGTCCTTTCCGGCGTCGACCCCGGCATTGTCGCGAGGGAAAGCGGGCAGGACTGGACGACCGAGTACACAAACCGCGACCTCGCCGTGAAGGCCGGGGTCTCCCCGCTCATCGTCAAGGGCGGCGCGGTGTATTCCACGGACGTGGTGAGCTTCTACCAGACCGACGATCCCGATGATCCGTCCAATATGTACCGGCGTGTGCGTAATATTTCCGTTACGCAAAACGTGCTTTACAACCTCGTGAAAAACTTCTCATCCGCAAAATGGAAGGGCTTCACCGTCGTCAAGGACAAGGCAAATGTCACCGAGAGCAGGGACCAGGCGAAGGCGCGGGACGCGGACGACGTGAAGGACGACGACCTCGCGCTCATCAACAGCTTCATGCGGAAGGGGTGGCTGTACGACACCGAGTACTCGATCAAAAAGCTGAAGGAGCCCACGGCGGTGCAGGTACGGACTGACGGCGGCGGCTTCAACAACAACCTCTCCCTCATCTATTCGGGCGAGGGCGGGATATTGGACACGGTGTGTTACGTGGACACTTCCATCGCAATCACCAAAGCGGCGTAAAGGAGAAAACATGAGTAGCAGGGCTGTAGTAGGGACTGTCATAAGCGTGACGGCTGACGGGTATACCTTTTCACCGACCGCCGACGCGGACATGGGCGACGGAAGGCCGAAGTATGATACCAAGACCGAGATGTCGTCCGGAAGGGCGTTCCACGTGATGACGCGCCAGTCGCAGGAAGTGGACGGGCTGACGCTGAAGGTGACCGGGGATGAGATGCAAATACTCATCGGCCTCAACGACCGCATTGAGCCGTATCCCCTGTCTTACAAGAACGCGGCGGAGGAAGTGTACCGGGGACACGGCTATATCAAAATAGCGGAGCCGCACAAAGCCCAGAGCGGCAACGTCGGCGTGGTTTTGTTGGCTGACGAGAACGGCTGGACGCTGTTCTAGCGCATGACAGGGGGGAAGGCATGGGATTGGACAAATGGGCAATTGAGGGGGACGAGGAAAAGTACGCCCTCTCGGAGGAGTCCGCCGCGGGGTGCGTGAAGGAGCTCCTCAAGTTCTACAGGATTAAGCCGGACAAGATCGACAAGAAGATCGCGCCGAACATCTCGCAGACCCTTGAGACGTTGCAGGAGGCGTACCGGCTGGGGACGCTCGAAAACGCCCGCAACGAGGACGGCGGGATCATGGTGGTGCAGACCGTCAAGGGCCGCAAGGACGGCAAGGACACGATCACCTACCGCGAGCCCGCCGGGAAGGACAAGCGCGTCATGGACAACTACGAGCCGACGGAGTACTACCAGAGGATGCAGGCGCTCCTGGGCAAGCTTTCCGGGCTCGGGCCGGACATCATCGGCGAGCTGAAGCGGGACGACCTCCGGGTTGCGGAGGCCCTGGCGCTGGTTTTTTTCATGGGGTAGGGGCAATGAGCGCGTGGCTTTACCCCGTGGCGTTCCGGTTCCGCGACCCCATCGGCGCGGAGTCCATGAGCTTCAGCCAGCTTTGCGGCTGGCATGAAATGGTGATGGAAGTGCAGAGGGCGGAGAGGGCAAAATGAACGGGTTCGCGGTGGCGACGATTTTCTCGGCAGTCGACAAGTTCTCGCCCGTGCTCGCGAGCGCGGAAGGCAACGTCGCCGCATTTTCCTCCGGCACCGCCTCCGCATTCGGCAAGATGCAGGCGGGCGCGGAGCGCTTCGCCGTCGGCGCAAAGGCCGCGCTCCAGTCCGTAATCCCGGAGGCGTCACGCCTGGGCGACGTGATCAAGGGCGTGGCGATCGGGAACCTCCTCTCCAAGGGGCTCACGATGGCGGTCGGCGCGATCCGGAGCAACTTTTCAAGCGCCGTCACCTACGCCTCGAACCTCATAGAAGTCCAGAACATCGTCCACACGGTGTTCGGCAGCGCGGAGAAGGACATAAACGCCTTCGCCAAAAGCGCGGGGAAGAGCTTCGGGCTCACCGAGCTCCAGGCGAAGCAGTTCACGGGCACGCTCGGGTCGCTGTTCTCCGGCATGGGGATAAAGGGCGACCTCTCGGTGGAGATGTCCACGAACCTCGCGGGCCTCGCGGGCGACCTCGCCAGCTTCTACAACCTCACGCAGGAGGAGGCGTTCGCCAAGATCAAGAGCGGCATGATGGGGCAGGCGAAGCCATTGCAGGACATCGGCATCGACGTGTCCGTGAAGAACATGGAGGCGTTCGCGCAGGCGCAGGGCAAAATTTGGAAAGACCTCGACCGGACAAGCCAGGCGATGATGCGCTACCAGTTCATAATGGAGAGGACATCCCTCGCGCAGGGGGACTACCAGAAGCCCATCGAGTCGTGGGCCGTCTCCTCGCGCAACCTCACGAACGCGATAAGCGAGATGGCGGGCAAGCTCGCCGTGGGGCTCATGCCGACGCTGATAAAGGGCGCTGACCTCATCACCGGCGTCGTGCAGAGGGTCTCGGCGTGGGCGGACGCGAACAGGAAGCTCATCGCGTCGAAACTGGAGGTCTGGTTCAACGGGGCGCTTTCCATTGGGAAGACGCTTTACAGCCTCCTTACAAAGTTCGGGCCGGCAATCCTCACCGCAGTCGTCGCGATCAAGGCGTTCGGGGTGGCGGTCGCCGTGTACAAGGGCGTGACGGTGGCGGGGCAGGCGTACAACGCGATGCTCGCCGTCCAGAAAGGGGTGACCACCTTGACGGCAATCGAACAACAAAAGCTAAACCTTGCCATGAAAGCGAATGTTTTCGGCCTTGTTATTGCGTTGGTGATTGCGGCCGTTGCCGCCTTCATGCAGCTCGCGCAGAAGGTGGGCGGGGTGAAGAACGCCTTCATCGTCGTGGGGCAGACCGCGATGAAGTTCGTCCTCACGCCGTTCAACCTCATCCTCGACCTCGTGCAGCTCCTCATGCCGCTCTTCGCGCAGGCCGGGGCCGTGCTTGGCGGGGCGTTCACGGCGGCGGGGCAGACGGTCATGAAGTGGGCGCTCACGCCGTTCAACCTCATCCTCGACGCGATCCAGTTCCTCCTCCCCGCCGCGGCGAGGGTGGGCGTGGTGCTCCCCGAGGCGTTCAGGGCCGTCGGGCAGACCATAATGAAGGTGCTCCTCACGCCGATCAACCTCGTCATCGAGGGGATCAAGGGCATACTCACGATAGCCAGCAAGCTCCCCGGCGTAGGGAACATCGCCAAGGACGCGCTCTCGGCAATCGGCGACTTCCAGTCGGGCATGAACGTGCTGATGACGGGCTCTGACTCGACCCTGTTCAACTCCGGTCTCAACGCCTTCGCCGACCCCACCCGCGCCGCGCAGGCTGGGCTCGCGGAGAAGGTACAGGCGGCGGAGGCGGCGGCGGTGGGCAACGCCGCGGGGATACAGGCGTTCCAGAACAAGGTGAACGTGACCCTCACGGGGAGCGAGTCCACCATCGCCACGGACGGGCTTCGGGCGCTGCTCGACCCGGCGCGTGACGCGGCGGCGGCAATGCCGGAAAGGGTGGCGCAGGCGGGGGCAAGCGCCGCAAGGAACGTGGAGGGAATCCAGGGCTTCCAGGACAAAATGAACATCACCCTCACCGGGAGCGCCTCGACGCTCGCAAGCGACGGGCTTGGCGCGTACACAGACCCGTACCGAACGGCACGCGAGGCGGAGCTTGAGAGGCAGAGGGCCGCGGGCGGGGAAGACGAGGACGAAGACCCGATGGCGGAGACGAACGCGCTCCTGCGGGAGCTCAACGGTAAGATGGACGACGAGATCGAGGCGACCAACGGGCTCGCGGACTCGGGGCCGTCGAAGTCGCCCGCGCTCAGGTGGAAGGACATGGGCGGCGACTTCTGGGAGACCGCGAGGTTTGGGCTATAGCGAATGACCAACGCCGGGAGGCGTAGGGGGGAAACGTGAAGGACTACAGGGAACTTTGGGACGACCTCGTGCGGGGGCACTTCCCCCACATCAAGGCGGTCAACGCCTCGGGGCCGGACTGGCAGAACGGCACGCCGTACACCGCCGACTTCATCGACGACATCTGGGGCTTCTTCCAGGCGGTCATGGGCGAGACGGGTATCATGCCGAGCGGCGAGAGCGAGGCGGCGCACTCAAGCCAAATCCTTGAGGCGCTGAGGCTGATTTTCAAGAGCGCCGACGAGGTCATCAACATCGCCACCCTCGTGAAGGCGGGGCTCATCAAGTCCAGCGACGCGCCGGGGAAGGTCTCCATCGGCTTCGACGGCACGGGGACGGCAAACGGCTTGCCTGAGCTTTTCCCCGACCAGGAGGAGCAGTGGCGGATAATCAACCTGCTCGTGGCGAGGCTGGAGAACGTGAACAACGGGCTGTTCACCGACATAACGACTAACCCGTTCCTCGTGACGTTCGAGAGCCTCGACGGGCTGGAGATAATATCCGGCGTCTGGAACGAGGCGCTCGCACGGGTGGAGTGCTAGGGGGGAAATATGGCATACAGGGTAACGGGCTCCGCGAGCGTCCCCTATGGCAGCAGCGGGACATTTAATGCCACTATAGCCTACATGGATTCGGTGGAGTACCCCATCATCGTTGGACTATACACTACCGAAACGGACGATCAAGGATACATTACTGATTTCGGCGGCGTCAATGTCTACCCTGCCAGCATGGGACGCGTTGTCTCGATTAGAGACGTGCATATTAGGGCCATCAGCGGATGTTCCAACTATGGCAATAACAGCGTCGTCATAAACAGCGGGACGACAAGCGGCACCATCAAGGTAACATTTAGTTATAACGATAATGGCGCTTCTAGCTGGTGGAGCCAGTCTTTGACCCTGCCATTCACCGTCACTTACATCGCGCCCCCTCCGCCGCCCGTGACCACGCCCGGCACGCCGCCCTCGATAAGCGCCCCCGCGACCGTGAAAGAGGGGGACATGATATGAGAAAGGAAAGGAGGGGATAATGGCGTACACGGCAAGCGGAAGCTTGACTCATAGGGATAGTCAACACTACATCATCGTCTCCGGCTCAAGCCAGAGCCTCCCCGTGCCCTTGACAGGCAAGATGAGTAGCAACAATGGGAGTGTTGCCTTAAGCCCCTCGTCCTTGAGCGCGTCTGGCAATGTCACTGCTGGATCAGGGGCAAATGTTTTTTCTGGGTGGGTAACGATTTCAGGCTCACCGCCACCGCCACCGGTCACGACGCCCGGAACCCCCGGCTCCATATCTATCGCCAATGGTGGGGG